ATAACCTGATAAAAGAAAATGATATAGAGATAGTCTTTGAGTTTGAAAATTGGTTAAAACAAGAGAAGCGAAAAGGATTATTTGATGGAAAATAAAAAAACAATAAACGATATAACTACGTATAAAGGCGACTGTCTTTCTGTGATGGATAGACTTATAGGACACAATATTAAAAAGGACAAGAGATGAAAGACACAAAGTTTGCAATATCACAATCACCACTAACCAACAATATATATGTAGGCAGATTAAATAAAGAAGGTAGCAAATATCTTGAAAAAAAAGATATGACAATGGAGGCAATAAGTTCAGTGGTAGACCACATAAGACAAATACAAGATGAAGAAGGTAATAACACAATATCAATAAGTGCTAAGGGTAAAAAATACTCTCTGACTTTAACAATAGAGGATATGTAGAAATGGATGATAAGTACTTTGAGATAGCTAAAGACAGAATAGTAAAATAAAAATGATAAAAATAAGTAGACCTGTGCCTCTAGAACACGATGAACAAGTAACTGTAGTTCAATATTGTAATCATAGAAATATAGCGTGTTTTGCAATACCTAATGGAACATTCTTAGCTGGTAATTCTCAAAGAAGAGCTGGTCAGATGAGAAAACTAAAAGCTGAAGGACTTAAGGAAGGAGTTCCTGATCTATTCATACCAAAACCAAGTAATATTTATAGCGGATTGTTTATTGAGATGAAGAGAGTCAAAGGAAGCAAAACAACAGCAGAACAAATAGCTTGGATCAAATATCTTAACGATTCAGGCTATTATGCAATAATATGTAAAGGATCTGGTGAAGCGATTAAGATTATTAGAGAATATATAAAGGGATAGTTTATGGATTATATGAAAATAGGTACAGGGATTGATTCGTTTTACAAGTTATGCGATATTTTTGAAGATAACTATTATATTTTAACTTTAGCAATCAAACATTTTGAAGAAAAAAGCATCAGACCTAGTATAATCCTAGAATGTTTAGAAAACTACAGTTTCAACCCCATAGAAAAATCTCTAAATAACCTTTGTAAGATGGATCAAAAAGAATTAAAATCATTTCTTAACATCTTTACTAAGGTAAAACACATTGAAGATTATGGTGTTCACAAGGCTATTTACGATTTAAACAAAGATTTATTAAAAAAAGATGTACTGATAAAGAATATTAGAATCGAACACTCGAAAACTATCAAAGTCCTAAAAGATAATATTAAATATTTAGAAAATAAATACTCGCTTTTTCAAAATTAAAGCAAACTTTAATAATCCTAATGTTACAATAACAGTAACAAAAAAATAAAAGGATTTAAAAAATGAAATTTTTACAAGACTATCAGGAAAAAAAGCAAACAGAACTCTTTGAAGCTCAAGGAGTATTTTTTGCTTTCAGTAAAAGTCAATATGATGAAGGAAAAGAAAAGGTTGGTGCTTCAAAGGTAAATAAGATTCGTAGTATAGGTCAGGGAATGTTTTGTCTATCAAAAAACGCAGATATTGTGATAGAAAGTTTATATAATATTTATGATGAGTCAATAGATCAAGATGTAAAAGAAAATGGAATTTATGGGGTAATAACTAGAGAATTAGATAATCACGAATATTGTATAACTTTGGATATAGAAGATACAGTCAGAGCCTTGTCAGATTATAAAGAAATAACGGAAGATATGATACTGGAAACTTCAAGAAGTGAATCTTACAGAGATAGAATAAGAAAGTATAAGTAATGGATATTATATTAAAAGATTTAAATACATTTCAAAAGTATTGTGATAATAGAATGAATTGGAATGAATTTAAAAATGGAATGTTATTATCATATTCAGATGAGAATTACATAGAAAATCTTTGGAGTGATTTTACAAAAAATCCAACAAGGTTTATTACCTCAAGAAGTGAAGATGTGCTATTTAATTATATAGTAGAACAAATATTAGTATTAAATTACAAAGGATAATAAGATGGATAGATGTGCTAATACGGAATCATTAAACAGACACCTGTATGAACAGGAAAGTATCGAAAAAGCTGAAGAACATTTTGAGAACAATATTCAAGAAGAGCTTGAAGATATAAACGCACAGCTCCAAATAATTAGAGCAAGTGCAAAAGATTATGAAGGCTATGACCTTTCAGAATTTGCAAATGAATTAATAGGAGATACAATATGAAAAATAAATTAATCCAACTAAGAATATTAAAAAATATGTTATTGCTAAATCTAGGCTTTACAATGATTAATTACAATGCTATTCCAACAATAACAGTAAAATTAAGAAATGGCATCCAGATAAAGTCAGACAGAGCAAGGGTTCTTGATTATAGAATGGATGATAAAGGCTGGGAGGTGTTGAATGGCTAAAAAATGCCAAAGTAAAAACTGTACAACTTTATTTCCTGAATTTGGAAAGAATAGTAGTAAAGCAGATGGTATAGCTACCACCTGTAAGGTTTGTAGGAGAGAACAAGTAAGAGCTAGTAGGTATAGATGCACATCTCTTCTACCAGAAGAAACAAGAACTTGTTCAAGTGATGAATGTTCAAAAAGATTCAGAACTAGAGTATATAATAAAAAATACTGTAGTTTAAAATGTCAAAAGAGATCTGGACACTTAAGACAAGTAGTAAAAAATGGAGGACAAGAAGACTTCAACTTAAGAAAATGTGCGATCAACAGAATAAGATCAAGACAAGCAGAAAAAAGATATAAAAAATATACAGAAAAAGATCTTAAAATATTAAGAAGTATTAAAAGTAATGGAGAAGTTGCTAAAATATTAAAAAGATCCGCTGTCCAGATAAGCAATAAAAGATCAGCTATGAGATCGAAGGAAAAAAATATTTTATCAATTAATGGAAGAAGTGAAGAAATAACTCACAGGTCAAACATAAATACATTTGAGGATTATTAATGGAAAAGCTAAGTAGTTTTGAAGATACTGCACATTTGATTAGAAATTTAACAAATTCAAGATTAAATGAATTTAAAAGCTCAAGTATAAGTAAACTTAAAGCAAATGCAAGTTACGATATTGGTAACAAAGAACAAAAACATAACAAAAGGAAAATATTAAAAGGAGATTTAAAATATGCTTAAAGTAGATGTAGAATTAATCAAACAAAGAAAATCACAGTATGGCAGTAACTTTGAAAGTATTGCAAGAAAGTGGAGTACATATCTCAATACCGATAAAGAAACAGATGGTCCTGTTTTAGTTGCCAAGATGATGGCATTAATGAAAGAAGCAAGAATCGAAGCAATATTTGAAAAGATGAAAGAATTAGATCCTTTTGATGATAAATTAGAACTTGTTCAACTAGAATGTTCCTTAATTGATAGTAGAAAAGATCAAGCTAATTATTTATGGATCGCAAATAATTATAAGGAGTATCAAGAATTATGAAAAATACACACGAAACCAAAATATTCTGCACCAGAAATTATGAGAATGTAATGAAGGAATTTAGCCAAAGAGTGAGTGATAAGTTTGAAACAAATAGAATCGAAAACTTTAAAGGAAAAGACTCTGGATTTTCTGTTACATTTTCAAATATCGAAGAGTTTAAAATCGAAGAGATCGAAGAGATAGAGAGATTATACAATGCAAGGGAATTTAGTACAGTCAATGAATTTTCATTTAACAGGGATCTTAATAAGTTATTTAAGAAATATAATATTAATAATTTTATTCTATCCTATGAGGCAGATGGAGATGCACATATACTATCAGTAGGCGGTAAAGTGAAAGACCTTCACGATGCAACGATAAACCATTTTAATGGGAATAAAAAAGGAATAAGTAATGGAAATAAAATATAAAAAAATAGAAGAGTTAATACCTTATATTAATAATCAAAAGCTACATCCAGAACAACAAGTATTAAAAATATCAAATAGTATTAAGTCTTTTGGATTCATACAGCCTTTAGTAATAGATGGAAATAATGAAATCGTAATTGGTCACGGTAGATACGAGGGAGCTAAACTTTTAAATATGACTGAAGTTCCTTGTATATCTGTAAGTAACTTATCAGAAGCAGAAGTTAAAACGCTTAGATTAGCTGATAACAAGCTAAACGAATCAATGTGGGATGATGATTTAGTACAACTTGAATTGATGGATATAGAAGAGATGGGTTTTGATTTTAGTGATATAATGGAGTTTGATTTTGATGTTGAGGAGATAGAAGATTTTAGCGAAAAGAATCAAGAAATAGATGTTGATGGTTATGATGATGAAATGGAACTTAAATTTAAACTTACTTTTGATGAATACAATGAAGCTAAAGATAAATTAAAAGAAATTGCAAGTACGCCTGAAAACGCTTTAAAAATATTATTAAAAATGGAGATATAAAATGCATAAATTCCCTTATGAATGGAACTTAAAAGATGGTTATCCAGCTAAAGGTATAAAAAAGAATGATTTAAATGTATTTGGTACTTTTATAAATGGTGGCGGTTCTAGTATGGGTTATAAATTAGCGGGGTTTAACCATTTAGGTGGTGTAGAAATTGACCCACAAGTTGCTGATATATATAAAACTAACCACAATCCCAAATTTCTATATACAACAGATATAAGAGATTTTAACAAGCGAGATGATTTACCTAGAGAGCTTTATGAGTTGGATATTTTAGATGGAAGCCCACCTTGTAGCACTTTTTCAATGTCTGGAAGTCGCGAAGCTGCATGGGGTAAAGAAAAAGTTTTTAGAGAGGGTCAAGCAAAACAAACTTTAGATGATTTAGTATTTGTTTATATAGAAACAATAAACAAGTTAAGACCTAAAGTAGCAATATTAGAAAATGTAAAAGGAATGATAGCAGGGAATGCAAAAGCCTATGTTAAAGAGGCTAAAAAGAGATTAAATAACTATGGATATGATGTGCAGATATTTTTGTTTAATGGTGCTACTATGGGAGTACCTCAAAAAAGAGAAAGAGTATTTTTTATATGTAGTCAAAAGGAGCTAAAGTACCCTAAATTAAAGTTGTCGTTTAATGAGAAACCTATACCGGTAAGAGAAATATCAGAAGATACAAAAGATTATACAAACCCGACTGATTTATATATTAAACACTGGAATGAGACAAAACAAGGGACGGCGATTGGAACATTTAAATCAAACAAAAAACTACATATTGATAGGGTTGCGAATACAATAGGGAGCACTTCCTCATACTTTCATCCATTAGTATGTAGACTAATGACGAATAAAGAATTAAAAAAGATAGGCTCTTATCCTCTGGACTATAATTTTAAAAAAGTCAAACCTCAATATCTAATAGGAATGTCAGTCCCGCCAGTAATGATAGCTCAATTATCACATCAAATTTATTTACAATGGTTAAGTAAATAAATGGGCAGACCATCTAAACACAACTGGGAAGCAATTCAAGAAGCTTATGAAAAAGGATTTACTAAAGATGAAATAATAAAAAAATTCAAAATAAGTAAAAAGCTTTTAACTGATAAAATAAACCTCAAAAAATGGGATATAAAAAGCGATGTAAGTATAGATATAAACGAGTTAAAGGCGAAAAGTAAAACAATCGCTTCTAACTATGAAAATACTCCAGAAATAGCAGATATGTTTGAGGACAGGATCAACACACAGATAGCAGATAATGAACTTATAGCTAATAATAGGAAACTACTAAGAGGATTTCAAGGACTGATTACTCAAAGCATAAGGAACAAGAGTACCTATGTGACAGCACAGGACATACGAGCTGGAGTAGGAGCAATTAAAGACATTGAAGCCGTAGCAAATCCAACAGTAGCTAATAACCAAGTTACAGTAAATAATCAAAATGTCAATCAGCAGAATCAGGAACTTAATAAGCAAATAGTAACTGAAGCATTATTGGAATTTGACAATGAGTATTAACAAAGGAGCAATGACCTTATTTCTACTTGATGATTTTATTAGATACTTAAAATGGAGCTTCAAAACAAAATATCAAAGTAAGATGATATTAAAAGAGTTTCATATCGATATTTGTAAAGCTTTAATTAAGATCTATACAGGTGAGATTAAAAACCTTATTATAAATATGCCACCAAGAAGTGGAAAGACTGAAATATTGAATACTTTTAGTGAGTGGACACTAACAAAGCACCCTAACTCTAAAAATATTATGACCTCGTACTCTGATATGCTGGTTACGAATAACTCACAAGCAATAAGAGATTTTATAATGAGTGATGAACATAAGGAATTGTTTGGAATAGAAACATTAAAAAGCTCAACAGCTAAGAAGTTATGGAAAACAGAACAAGGAGGGGGATTGTATGCAGTTTCCTCTTTCGGACAAATAACAGGATTTGGTGCTGGACTAAAGACCGATGGGTGGGGTGGATTTATTGGAGTAGATGATCCATTGAAACCAGATGATAGAGAAAGTATATTAAAACTTGCTAAAGTAAAAGATTGGTTTGAAACAACGCTAAGTAATAGAAAAAACAAACCTGATACTCCTATGATCATAATAATGCAAAGACTGCACACGGAAGATCTAGTAGGTTGTATTATAAATAATGATTTTGGAGATGCTCACGAGTGGGAAGTTATAACAGTTCCAATAATAGATGAAGTAAATGAAGTATCATTGTGGGAAGAGTTCTATCCCTACGAAAAGTTAATGATAATAAAAGGGAAAAATCCCTCTTACTATAGTTCGCAGTTTCAACAAAATCCTATTATAAAAGGCGGTAATCTACTAAAAGTAGAATGGATCAAATATTTAAGTAGAGATATAATTAATAATATAAAGTTTGAAAAAAGATTTATTTGTGTTGATAGTGCTTTAAAAGATAAGGAAAAAAACGACTTCACGGTTTATAGTAGTTTCGGAGTGTTTGAAAAGAAATTGTACTTTCTTGATATGTTTAGAGGCAAGCCAAGAAGTAGAGAGAGAGAAATTACAGCAAAGGCATTTTATGAAGATAATGATTCTTATCCCTTTAGCGGAATGTATATTGAACAAAAAGCCTCTGGCATAGACTTATTTCAAAGAATGAAAGATGATGGCTTTATGGTATATGAGGTGGAAAGAAACACGGACAAGGTATTCAGGGCGGAAAATATCTCTCCATATTTAGAAACATTTGGTTTGATTGTTGCAGATGATCTTCCTAATCTAAACGACTTTATAGGAGAATACCAAGCTTTTCCAAATGGCAAGAATGATGATATTGTAGATACTTTAATAGATGGTGCAGAACTGGCATTTATAAACACACCCTTTAATTATGAAAGTATGCTTTAAAAATAATCATACTCCATATAGGACAATACCTAACTTCTGCACCATAAACAAGCCATTTGTTGAATTTTATAATATTACTAAAATTGTAACGGAATTTAAGTAAACATTAATTAATTTATGTTACACTTACAGTAACAAAACACAAAAAGGAAATAAAATGCAAAAGCTAATTAAGGATTTCAAAGAAGTAGAAATATTACTAGAGAATTTCACAAATACACCTGAGCAAAACTTTACTGATAGCACTCTTACTATAGTGCATAAACAAAACAATAAAATATTATCAATTAAATTTGAAGTATTTTTTAACGGCGACAGCAACTTTGTATCGGCACTATATATAAATAAGGAGGCATAATATGAGAAAGATATTAATAATAATAATATTAATAATATCTAGTGGTGTATTAGGCATAACTTTTAATAAGAGTTTTAATAATGGATTTACTGATCCAAGAGATGAAGTGATATATATCAATAGACCTAATGTTATTGATGGTTATATGAACATACCAAAGTAAAGGAAATCAAAATGAATTACAAATTATTATTTGAAATAGAATGTGAAGCTACTCAACTTAAAGATATGCAATTAGGACACTTAAAGAGAGATAATCTAAAACTAACTAAAAAAGTTGAAGAACAAGATTTAAAACTTGGTGCCTATAAAACATTAGTATTATCTAAAAACTTAGAAATAGTAAAGCTTGAAAACATAATTGAAGAACTACCTAACAAAAAAGATAACAAAGAATGTACTGAAATGTTAAAAAAGATGAATAAATTTCTTGATACTAATCATACTAGTATTGATATATATGCTTAAAAGGATAGAATATGAAAATAACTGTGCTTAGTAAATACAAACTAGAGATAAAACTATTATTAAACTATACCTTATATATTTTAATATGGTTTTGGATCATAAGAAGTCAATAAGAAGTTTTAATTTATGATATAATCTACCATAGAATAAAATGGAGATAATATTATGAAGCTAACAAATTTTAAGGATGGGATCGTAAATCTATACAACTCCCTAGCTAATACAAGAAGTGCCACAAGTTCAAATGTAGTTCAATCACAAGCTATACCATTTCAACAACTGAATCAGATATATAAGTCTGGGTTAGGTAGTAAGATTATTAGGATTAAAGCTGGTTATTCATTAAAGAATGGAACATTAAATTTTAGTAATGATAATGATATAGATAAAGACTTCTACAATAAGAAGTTAGCTAAAAAAGTAAAGAAAGCTTGGAGATGGTCATTAGTATTTGGTCGTGGTATTGTAGTTATTAATGATGGTAATGATTTAAGTTTACCACTTGAAGGCAATATTGATAAAGATAGATGTAAGTTTGATGTTTTTAGTGGAGATGTAGTATCTGTAGTATCATACTTTAGGGATCTTTCAAGTGAGAATTATATGAAGCCAGAATTTTATAATGTTCGTGGTTTCAATTTTCATCATACTAGAGTAATAGATTTTACTTATGTAGAGCCTATAGAAAATGATTCTCCTATATATAACTATGGCGGTATAAGTGAATTTGAATTAATCTACAACCAAATCATCAATGATGGAGTAATTGAGAGATCAAGTGCTTCTATAGTCGAAAAGAATAGTTCGTTTTTTTACAAAATAAAAGGATTTAAACAATCGTTAGCAAATAAGCAAGAAGAAAGTATATTAAAATTTTATTCACTTGCTGAAGATAAGCGATCTATTTATGGTGCTGGACTTATTGATTCTGAAGATGATGTTTTATCCGTGAATCAATCACTTACAAACCTTAAAGATGCTGATGATATTTCACTAAGAAGAATTGCTTTAGTTACTGGTATTCCACTTCCTATGTTGGTAGGAGAGCAAGTCGAAGGATTAGGTAGTTCAGGAGATCAAGAAAAAACTTCATTCAATGAAATGTTAGAGATCCTACAAGATGAATATCTAATAGATCCAATTAATTCACTCTTTGAAAAGTTAGGTATGGAACAAGTAGAATTTAAAGAAGGTCAAAATACTACTCCACTTGAAAGAATTGAGTATGAAGAAAAGGCTATAGGTAATGCTATGAAGTTATATGACCTTGGATATGATATTGAGGAATACTTAATGGATAAAGGTCTTGATGTAAAAGCTAAAGATTCATTTGGTAATGAGTTTCCAGAAGATGAAGAAATAAAAATAGCAGAAGAAGAAGCAGAAGAATCATAAATGAAATTTAATGTAAAAGGTATTGAAACTAAAAAGAAAAAAGCAAGAATTAAACCTTTAAGAACTCCTAGAACTCTTGAAAAAGAACTTGAAAACTTTATGAAATTTATGGTTAAAACTACTAAGAATAGATTTAAAAGTAAAGTTTTAAAAGCTATGAATAAATCTACACTTAATAAATTTAAAGATGCTCAAGTAGGTAACTATGGAAGAATCTATACAAAGCTAGTCAAAGAGTTTCAACGAAGTATCAATCTTCAATTTAATGAGAAAAGAATAAAGAAGTATATACAGAAACTATACAAGCAAAACAATAGTATGAATGATAAACAATTTTATAAAAGTTTAGAATCTGGAATCGGATTAGATATAAAGTCAATTATAAAGACAGATGGAACTAATACTTTCATTAATGCTAAGTCATTAGAAACTACTGGACAAATCATTAAGTTTCAGAACGAATCAATCCTGAACTATACTCAAAATGTTCAAAGATTAATGGGTGCTGGTAAGTCCTTAGATACCCTTTATGAAGAAGTTGAGAATCAGTCAGGTAAGAATAAGAATAAGAGCGAGATAGTATCAAGGAATGAACTTAAAACATTTAATTCACAGTTGTCTGATAAGAGAGCTGAAAATGTAGGGATCACTAAGGCAATATGGAGAGCAGTTATTGATGAAAGATCAAGACCTTGCCATAAAGTAAGAGATGGAATTGAGTATGATATAGCAAAAGGTTTATATTCTAGTTGCGATGGTAAGACTATCAAGGCTGGAGAAGAAATTAATTGTAGATGCTTCGCAGAATATATAGTAGAATTTGATTAAGGAGAAGAGAAATGGGTATGAGAAGTAAGATGTTATTTACAGATGGTTTTAAAATAACTAAAGATGGATTAAAATCTGTTATATCAGTAAGAGATGGTGTTCAAGAATATGCTGGGATCGAATTAGGTATTGAGCCTTTTGAAAAAACACTTACAGTGTATAGAAGTGCTGAAACAATAAGTGCGATCAAAGATACAATGCTTGGACTACCTATTACAGATGGTCACATAGATTTAACCGACATACCTCCACACAAGGTTATAGGTATTGTAGATTCAAGCGATATAGTAGAAAACAATGATGAATTAGCTTCCTCTAGTATAGCAATAAAGAATGGGATTAAGTTGGCGGATAATATGCTAAACTTACTTAATGGAAAAAATCAGTTGAGCTTGGGTTATTTTGCCGAAACGGAAAATAGCGACTTATACGATTTTGAACAGGTCAATATAGTTCCTCATCATTTAGCCATTGTAGAAAGTGGTAGGTGCGGAGATGTATGTAAATTTAAAGATGAAAGGGAAAAGATGACAAAAGAAGAACAAGCTAAACTTGATGAAGAAGAAGCAAAAAAGCAAGATCTATTGAAGAAGGAAATTGAAGCTAAAGATGCTGAAGATAAAAAAGTAGCTGAAGATAAAGAGATGAAAGATGCTGAAGATAAAGAGATGAAAGATGCTGAAGATAAAAAGTTAGCAGATGAAAAAGCCGAAGCTGATAAAAAAGAAGAGGATAAAAAATCTTCTGAAATGAAAGATGCTAAAAACTTTACTGATTCTATTGAATTTAAAGATGCTGTTAAAATTGTTGCTGGTCAAAGAGTTGATATTATTCTAAAAGCTAAAAACTTCTTAGATAGCAAGTATGACTTCACTAAAGATAATGTAACTATTCAAAGAGATGCTTTGGCAACTCAATGTAATACTAAATTTTCAGATGAAGAAGTAGGTGTGGCATTTAAAATGCTTAAAAAGTTAGAAGATTATTCTAAGTTTGCTGATTCTAAAGAATTAGATAAATGGAATGACCTAAAAGATAAGGAGATATAGTTATGGCATTTGGATCTGGATTTCAAAATGAAATAGGAAAAGTAGGAGCTGGTGAGATAATCGGTGATGTAGGTGTTGTAAGTTCATACACTACTTTTGAAGATGGTTTAAAAGGTGGTTTATTCGCTAAATATAATTCTGCTACAGATGGTGTTGAATTAATTGATGGTTCAGCTACTCCTGTTATTGCTGGTGTTGTTAAGAGAGAAATAATGGGTGCTATCGAAGATGCTGGTACTTATAATCCTGAAAATAGTATCTATGCTGATGTTATTGAATCAGGGGTTGTTACAGTTGCGACAGTTGCAGGTTTAACTAATACTAAGTTTCAACCAGTATATGTTTCAAATCAAGATGACACAAATGATGGTAAAGCAACAAATGTAGCTGCGGGGAATGTTGTAGTAGATGCGTATTTCTACGAAGAAATTGATTCAAATGTATGGTCTATAAGACTTAAATAATAAAAGGAGATTAGAAATATGAAAATAGGTCAATTATACGATTTAGATAAATTTAAAGAGTTCACAGACAGTGGAGATGCTTCAGGATTTCAGGACAGTTCAAGCGGTATTTTACTTGCTAGAAATTTAACTGCGATTAATCCAAAGATATTTGAAAAAAAATATCCTGAATTATCGTTTGTTAATAGTGGTATTACTGTAGATAATACAGGTGGATATGCAAGAAGAATACAATCTCTTAGAATTATCGAACAGGGTGATTTTACAGATTCTAGTGATCTTAATGCTGGAAAAGGTAGAATTTCTTTAGAAGCAGAAGATTCTTTCTTAAAAGTTTTCCCAAAAGAAGCACATTCTTTATGGACTGATGATGATATTGAAGAAGCTAAACTTGGTAACTTCAACTTAGTACAAAAATACTTGGCAACTCATAATAAGACATATAACCAAAAGATTGATGAGATCGGTTACTTAGGTCATAATGGACAAGAAGGTTTATTAAATTATTCTGGTTGGACAACGGATTCTGCTACAGGTGCTATTGGTACTTTAACTGCTCAAGAAATGTATGATGATATTTCTGGCGTAATAACTGCTCAAAGAAATGCTGTGAATAATACTCCAGAATATTCTTGTAACAAAGTAGTAATGCCTGTATATGTTCTTAATACATTAAATGTAACAATATTAAATACTGCTTCAGGAAACTCAACAGTATTAAAAGCATTAAGAGATAACTTCTCTGATGTTGATTTTGTTGTATCTTTTAGAGCAAATTCAGTAGGTGGAACTTCTAAAGTTGTTGCTTATTCTACTAATGAAGATGCGATGGTTATGAGAATTCCTATCAAATTAACTATTGGTGAGATCATTAAGAATACATCATTTAACTTCAGAGTTGATTCTAAATTTAGAATTGCTGGACTTGATGTACTTGAAGATACTTCTGGTAGAGCACTGTCTGGTCTTTAAGATCAATCAATTTAAAAAGTCTTAGTTTTATTACTAAGGCTTTTTTATAACAAAAAAACAAAAACTCAAAAAGGATTTATGATGAGTACATTACAAAGTATGAACACGAAACAATTAAAAGCTAAATGTAAAGCTTTAGAGATTCCAAATTATGAAAATCTTACCAAAGATAAACTAATTGAAGTTATTACTATGGCACTATCTGAAACAACACCTGAAAATGTTAATACTACTGCTTCACAAGAGGATAGCTCTGATGTTGTAACACCAACACTTACTAAGGAAGTAAAAGAAGACACAGTCGCTCCTACTGCTATGGTTAAATATGAAAAATTAATCAAAGGTGCTTTTGGATTTTTAGGTAATGATCACAAAGGCAACTTTGAATTATCTAAAAAAGATTCAGAACATAGAAAAATCAAAAATGCTATTGAATCTGGAATTATAAGAATCAAGAAGTAATTTTATAGTGTAGTATTTCGATACTATACTATTAAGATTATAAGGAAAACAATATGGCAATACTCACAGACTTAAAAGCAAGATTTCCCAATATGGTAACTACTGACATTGATACTTATGGTGTATTGTATGAGAATAACTATCTTATGTATTACAATTCTGTATATGGACAAAATGCTACAGATGATGAGATTATTCTTAACTTATTTGCACACTTAATTACAGTTGCAGTTAATACTTCAGATGGTGAATCACAAAAGCAAATAGGTAGTGATAATGTTGGATCAGTTTCAACCTCTTATGTAGTAAATGCTTTAGAAAATGATGATAAATTTTGGACTTCAACAATATATGGACAAACCTATAAGATGCTTACTCAAAGAAATGTTGGAAGTCATTTTGTATAATGAAAAAGAACGATCTGGAACTCCTGAATAAGATTACTAAGAATATGAAGATAGCAAAAAATACTGCTGTAAAAGTAGGAATTGCTTCAGATGTTGGATCTTATAATAACGGACAAAGTATATTAGCAGTTGCGGAAAGACACGAATATGGACTTGGACAAGCTAGGAGAAGTTTTATAAGAACTCCTATGATTAAAGAAACACCTAAAATACAGAAGGCACTTAAACAAGGTTTTCTAAGTATTCAAAAAGGTGGAGATACTTTAGTTAATCTTAATAAATTAGGAATTATTGCACAGAACATATCTCAAAACTCTTTTAAGAATCAGGGGTTTGGCGAATGGAAAGACATCAGGGAGTCAACTAAAAAAGCCAAAGGATCAAGTAAAATATTATTTGATACCGGAAGATTAGTCGGTAGTATTAAATATTGGACAGTAAAAATATAAAGGATTAGTAATGAAACTACCAAATTTATCGAAAACAATTAGGAGACTATCGCAAGATGTTACATTGAGCAGAATAACAAAATCAGTTATAGATCATAAAGTAGTGGAATCTGAAACTTCAGTAGCATTTAAAGCGGTAGTACAACCAGCTCAAAAGAATAAACTTAATAAAGCTAAACTAGACTTCAACTTGAAGTATATTTTAGTTCAAAGTTTACTGGAAGTAAAGATTAGTGATATAATAGTACATCATAATATTAGGTATAAAGCTTTTGAAAATGCTGACTATAATGATTATGGATATTATGAAATAATTATGGAGGAACAAAAATGATTCAAACTACAATAGCAGATTATGTAACTTCATTATTAGAATTTGATGAATCTAAAGTATTGATTGGAAGATCAAACATAAGTCAGGAAATATTTAGCAATAATTATATTGTAATAGATAAATTAGCTCCATCTCAAAATATCGCTAATGGATATGAGTTTGAAGGAACAAATGAATCTATGAAATATAATGCAGTAATGAGCGGAACATTTACTTTGGAATTTTACGGAGATAATGGATATGAAAATGTATATAAGTTTATAAATCTTCACAGATCTCAACTAAGTAAAGACCTCCAAAAGCAATATGGAATGACAATTTTTAATCCTACAGGACTTAATGATTTAAAACAAGTGGTAGGGAATAAATACTATGATAGATACGAAGTTGAAATTGTGGTACAATTTAATGAAAGTTTAACTATAGGTGTTCTTAAAATAGATAAGATTCCAGTTTCACAAACTGATGATCTTGGAAATATTAATAATTATCTAGTTGAATAAATCTAAAGGAGAAAAGAATGGCAAATCTTAAAAATGTAGTTAATGTTTCAATAGTTC